GGGGCTGTCCTGGAGCCGTCAGGAGACCTACATCGACGCCGAAAAAATGTATATGGTCGCATACAGTACGGAGGTACTCATAAATGAAGGTTAAATTTGGCCTCAAAAATGTGTATTATGCCAAAGCCACTATTGCGGCAGATGGCTCCGCCACCTATGGCGAGCCCGTCCGCTGGCCCGGCGCCGTCAACCTGAGCCTTGACGCCCAGGGTGATGTCAACCGCTTCCGGGCGGACAATATTGATTACTACGTGAGCCAGAGCAACAACGGCTATGAGGGCGACTTCGAGAGCGCACTCGTGCCGGATAGCTTCCGCAAGGACATTCTGGGCGAATTCGAGGACACCAACGGCCTGCAGGTCGAGGAGGTGGACGCGGATATGCATCCGTTTGCCCTGCTCTTCCAGTTCGAGGACGATGTGGCGAACACCCGCCACGTCATGTATAACTGCACGGCCTCCCGCCCTGCGGTGGCGTCCCAGACGACCGATACGACCATCGAGCCGGTGACCGAGTCCCTGACCATCACGGCCTCCTCGATCTATGTGCCGACGCTTGACAAAGACGTCGTCAAGGCAAAGGTCGGCCCGGATCAGACGACCCCATACGCCGCATGGTTTACCGCAGTGCAACTGCCGGCCTGATCTCTGGCGGAGGGCTAAAGATTGTATAACATCATCAAAATCGGAGAGACAGAAGTGCCGATGCTGGCGCTCGCGTGCGTGGATCTGTGCTATGAGCGCATTTTCCACGCCGACCCGATCAAGATCCAGGCTGCGAAGGATTACGGCCCCGCCGAGGGCATCGAGCTTTTCCAGAAGATGGGTTTTGTGATGGCCGAATACGCGCAGCGGAAGAGCATCAAGGCGATGGCGGAGCTCACGGAAGACGACTACGCCGAGTGGCTGTGCCAGTTTGATCGAGGCGCCTACATGACGGCAATCGCCGACGTGCGCGCCACATACGAGGGCCAGAAGGTGACATATTCCGACCCAAAGCCAGAAGCCGACCTACAGAACGCCAACTAACTGTGGCACTGTTCCTCCTGCGGGCGCTCCAAGTCGGCCTATCACTGGACGATCTGGAGCGCCTTGAGTTTGGCCAGGTGCTCGACATCATGACCGAGGCCGGCAACGACGGCCACACATACAGGCAGCTGGCGACGCAGGACGACTTCGACCGGTTTTAACAAGGAGGCGCATCTATGGCGGCAGGGCGTAACATTAAGGGCATCACAATCGAGATCGGCGGCGACACGACCGGCCTGGACAAAGCCCTAAAAGGTACACAGACCGAGCTAAACAAGACCCAGGCGTCCCTCCGGGACGTGGACAAGCTGCTTAAGCTCAACCCCGGCAACGTGGAGCTCCTGACACAGAAGCAGGGTTATCTCACCACGGCGATCGAGGACACGAAAAAGAAGCTGGACACCGAAAAAGAGGCGCTCCGGCAGATGAAGGAAAACAACACCACCGGCGAGGTGACGGAGCAGCAGAAAGCCCTTGAGCGCGAGATCCTGGCCACCGAGGGGCAGCTGGAAAGCCTTGAAGGCGAGTACAAGACATTCGGCTCCGTGGCGAGCCAGCAGATCAAGCAGGTCGGCGGCAAGATGCAGGAGGCCGGCAAGAAGATCAGCGAAGTCGGCAAGGGTCTGACGATGGGCGTCACTGCCCCGATCGCCGGAGTGGCTGCCGCCTCCGTGACGGCGTGGAAAGAGGTCGACGAGGCCATGGACACGGTCACGACCAAGACCGGAGCCTCGGGCGAGGCCTTAAAGGCCATGCAGGAGAGCGCGAAGAACCTCGCCAAAGAGATCCCGACCGACTTCCAGAGCGCGGCGGATGCGGTCGGAGAAGTTAATACCCGTTTTGGCCTGACGGGCGAGGCGCTCGAGTCGCTGTCTGGGAAGTACGTCAAATTCGCCCAGTTAAACGGCACGGACGTCACGACCGCGGTCGATAAGACCCAAAAGGCCATGGAAGCCTTTAACGTGACGGCGGACGATGCGGACGACTTCCTGGACGCCCTGACCAAGGCATCGCAGGACACCGGCGTCGACGTCGGCAAGCTCGCGGACGAGATGGTCAAATCCGGCCCAGCCCTGCAGGGGATGGGATATTCGGCGGCGGATGCGGCGAAGCTGCTGGCCGGCGTGGAGAAGACCGGAACGGATACGTCGGCGGTTATGGCCGGGCTGCAGAAGGCCATGGTCAACGCCGCGAAAGATGGCAAGCCAATGAGCGAGGCCATGGCGGAGGTCGAAGACGCCATCAAGAACGCGGGGAGCGACACGGAGGCCACACAGGCCGCCATGGAGCTTTTCGGCAACAAGGCCGGCCCCGCGATCGCAAAGGCTGTCCGCGAGGGCTCGATCTCGTTTTCTGAGCTCGGCGCGAATCTCTCCGACTATGCCGGCACGGTCGAAAGCACGTTTAACGAGACGCTTGATCCGCTCGACTCGATGCAGACCACGCTCAACGCGCTCAAGAGCACCGGCGCGGAACTGGTGGAGAGCGCTGCGCCGATGATCACGACGGCCATGGAAGGACTCGCTTCTGTCGTCAGCAAGCTCTCCGAGGCGTGGGGCAGCCTGGACGAAAACCAGCAGCAGATGGTCATCACAATCGCCGGAGTAGCTGCGGCAATCGGCCCGGTTGTGACCGCGATCGGCGGGCTCGTGACGGCCGGCGGAACCGTGGTCACGATGGCCGGATCAATCAGCGGCGCGATCACGGCCGCGGGAGGCCTGGCGCCGGCAGCGGCAGCGCTCGGAACTGCGGCGGCCCCGTTCCTGGCGGGCGGCGCGATTGTGGTCGGCATTATCGCCGGAGGCGCTCTGCTGATCAAAAACTGGGACAAGGTAAAGGCAGCTGCGGGAAAGCTCAAAGACGGCGCCGTGGCCGCGTGGAACACGCTCAAGAGCAAGACGTCTGAGACATGGGAGAGCATCAAGACGACCGCAGTCACCAAAGCCCAGACGCTCAAAGACAACGCCCTCTCCAAATGGGAGGAGCTCAAGAGCAATGCCGCGACCAAGTGGACGGAGATCAAGGACAATGTGAGCTCCGCCATGGAAACGGCGCGGGAGAACGTGACAAGCAAGGCCGGGAGCATCTATGATGCAGTCTCGGGCAAGTTCGAGGACGTCCGCAGCTCCGTAGCGTCCAAGTGGGACAGCATCAAGAGCAAGATCACCGGCGCGATCGGAGACGCCAAAGACGGCGTGAGGAAAGCAGTCGACAAGATCAAGGGCTTTTTGGACTTTAAGTGGTCGCTCCCTAAGATCAAACTGCCGCATTTTAGCATCAAGGGCAATTTTTCGCTCAATCCTCCCTCGATCCCGACCTTCGACGTCAGCTGGTACAGATCAGCCTACAACTCCCCGGTCATGTTTACGCGGCCGACCGTGCTGCAGACGCCGGCGGGCCTTAAGGGCTTCGGCGACGGCATGGGAGCGGAGATCGTGATGGGGCTGGACAAGCTCCGGCAGATCGCCGGCAGCGGAAGCGTAACCTACAACATCAACGTGTACGGCGCGGCCGGGCAGAACGTCAACGCCCTGGCGGACGCGGTGCAGAGTCGCCTGGTGGCGCTCCAGAGACAAAGAGAGGCGGCGGGGCTGGCATGAGCAGACAATATCTAATAATCGACGGCCACGACAGCCGGGATTATGGCGTCTATATCTCCGGCCAGGGGACATTTGGCTCCCCGGCGCGGGAGTATGAGCTGATCGACATCCCTGGCCGCAACGGTGCCCTGATCGGGCAGGAGCGTCGCTTCGAGACGGCGACGGTCGCATATCCGGCCTTTATCGTCCGCAACTTTCGGGAGAATATCACGGCCTTCCGCGGCCTGATCGCCTCCCGGGACGGCTACTTCCGGCTTGAAGACACCTACCACCCGGAGGAGTACCGCCTCGCGATCTATCGCGGCGGCCTGGAGCCGGATGTGCTGGACAACAACCGGGCGGGGCGCTTTGACATCGCGTTTGAGTGCAAGCCGCAGCGCTTTTTAAAGACCGGCGAGGACACCGTCACCCTGACGACGACCGGAACGATCAACAACCCGACCGACTTCGACGCCCGCCCGCTCCTGCGGGTCTATGGCGTCGGCGTGCTCGGCATCGGCTCGCAGTCGGTCACGATCAGCGAGGCGGACGTCTACACAGACATCGACTGCGACATCATGGAGGCGTACAAAGGGACGGCGTCCCGAAACGCCTATGTCACTGTCAGCGGCAACGACTTCCCGACATTTGCGCCGGGAACAAATAACATTAGCCTGGGCTCCGGGATCTCCCGCGTGGAGGTAACGCCCAGGTGGTGGAGGATTTAACCATGGCCTATCTTGACACCCTGACCAAAAAGGTCAATATCTTGCCGACCGGCATCCCGACTCCTGTGCATCTCTCACAGAGTGAAAACGGCCGGACTCTCAGCTTTGAGATCGTCGGCGGAAGCGGCGAGCTCCCTGCCGGATCTGTCGTCACCCTGACCGGAACAAAGCCGGACGGCGTGGTCTACAGCGCTGTCGGCACGCTCTCGGGCAATATCGCGACATTCGAGGAGGACGTGCAGCTCACCGCGGCGGCTGGCGTATGGCCTGCAAAAATCGAGGTTACCAACGGCGGCCACATGATCGCCACGGGCCGGATCAGCTTTACAATCGACGCCGATCCCGTCGCGCCCGGCTCCGTGCCGTCTGAGAGCGAGCTTGACGGCCTCGTGGCACAGGCGGCCATGTACGCCGAGACTGCCCGCTCTGCCGCCTATGGCTCTCCCCTCACTGCCGCGACTGCTGCCGACATGATCGAC